AGATTCCTCTACGTCTCGTGGGCTCGGAGATGTGTATAAGAGACAGAATAAAAAAGTTCGTGCTACTATAACTTCCTTTAATAAGAGAAAAGATAAGTACTTCTTTGAAAAAACAAGTCGTAAATATAAGGACGAAGAGATTGTTAATTTTTTGGTCGCAAACTTTGTAGAATCTACTAGTGTAAATCAGGTATGGATTGGAGAAATTATCAATTCTGGCGAAAGGACCTACCAAGAGTGGATGCGCCGTCAACAGAGTTTGACCTACTTATTCAAAGAGCAAAGCAACGAATTCTTCTTGGAGACCAAATTAGAGGATGCTTTGAACTGTTCCAGAGGACACCCAATCATCCTCAAAAAGTTTCTAAGCGGGCAATTGTCGTTAGAAACTTTAGTCATCTACGACAAAATATTTGGTTTCTCAAAAACTTTTGATAATAAACTTGACGATCCTGTGTGGGAAACCGTAAGTTTGAAAATAAAAAAATACACCCCATTCATAAATACTGATATATTCCAGTATAAAAAAATTTTACGGGACATTATAAATGAGTAACTTTTTTGACTCCGATATTATTCAAGACGAACTGAAAGAAATCAATCAGTTACAAGAAAGCATTTACGGAAGTCTTTTGACTTTCGGTATGATGGACCGTGAAACCAAACTGGAGCATATTGAAAAACTTGAAACCTTGCTAGAAAAGCAAAGAGTGATGTATACTAGGTTATCCCTTTCAGACGACCCAACAGCGGTTGAGATGAAAGAGAACCTACGAAAGTCAGTGGCATTGATGGGTTTCCCACCAGACACTGATATGCAAATCTTATTCAATAGTATGACTAAGACTATTCAATCTCTCAAACAATACATTGACGGTTGAGGGAATCCCTGTTATACTATCCAAGTAATCCAACGAATCCAATTTATCCGAGGTATCCAAATGGGTTTTTCCGACCTTAAAAAACAGTCTAAACTTGGCTCTCTCACCGCAAAACTGGTGAAAGAAGTCGAAAAAATGAATACAAGTGGCACAGGTTCTTCTGATGACCGTGTATGGAAACTTGATTGCGACAAGAGTGGCAATGGTTATGCCGTAATCCGTTTCCTTCCTGCTCCTGACGGTGAAGACCTGCCATTTGTGAAAGTTTACAGTCACGCATTCCAAGGTAACTCCGGATGGTTGATCGATACGTGCCTCACCACTCTGAATCAAAAGTGCCCTGTGTGTGAGCATAACTCCACTCTGTGGAATAATGGCACTGATGCTGGTAAAGAAGTTGCCCGTAAGCAGAAACGCAAACTGACTTATGTTTCCAACATTTATGTGGTAAAAGACCCTGCCAATCCTGAGAATGAAGGTAAGGTCTTCCTCTTCAAGTATGGTAAGAAAATCTTTGACAAACTCACTGCTGCGATGCAACCTGAGTTTGAAGATGAGGAAGCAATCGATCCGTTTGACTTCTGGCAAGGTGCCAACTTCAAACTGAAGGCAAAGAATGTTGCTGGTTATCGCAACTATGACTCTAGTGAGTTTGCTCCTCAGGGTGCTCTGCTGGATGATGATGATGCTCTGGAAGCACTTTGGAAGAAGCAGTATTCTCTTGTTGAATTTGTTTCTCCCGATCAATTCAAGACTTATGAAGAACTGAAAGCAAGACTTCATTCTGTGCTTGGATCGAAAGCATCTGTGCGTCTTGATGAAGAAGAAGGTGAAGAGGAAGAATATACTCGTGGGTCTTCCCGTGAGATGACTGATGACCTTCGTGAGGAAATCAGTAGTCTGAAACCGACCCGTAGTGCTCCTGCGGTTGAGGAAGATGAAGATGATGCACTTTCTTACTTCGCCCGATTGGCAGAAGACTGATCAGGTGTTATAATGAGGGGAGTGAGACCTCCCCTCTTTTTTTATGAAATCTGATTACTATATTGATAGGATTTCTAAGAAGGATGCGGAAGAAATTCTTCTAACCTACCATTATCTTAAAGATTATTCTAAGAGTTACAAATCAGGATATAATTATGGTTTGTTCCGAAAGAATGAATTTTCTCTTTTAAATATTGGAGGACCAGTTGGTGTTTGTATTTTTACTGGGTTACCAGTTCCAGAAGTAGCACAAGGAGCATTTGGACTAGCAAGAAATGAACAAGAAGGACTCTTTGAACTTTCAAGACTTTGCATACATCCTGACACCCAACAAGGTGAGTATAATATCACTTCTTGGTTCGTTTCAAGAGCGATTAAACAGTTACGAAAGGATACTGAAGTTAAAGCAATCATCTCTTACGCTGATAACGATTTTCATACTGGCACAATCTATCGCGCTTGTAACTTTAAGTACTGTGGTCTTACAGATGCAAAAAAAGATTTCTATTATGCAGATGGAATTAAACACTCTCGTGGCAAAGTAAAAGGTGCTGAGGGAGAATGGCGTTATCGTTCCCGCAAGCACCGATATGTTATGATCTTTGATAAGAGTCTTAAACTATTATGGACCGATAAGACGAGTGTTCTCAGTTCTAATTAATGTTTCTTCAATAAACTGGGAAGATCGATCATAAAGCATAATTTGTCTCATATCATTTAAGAATTGTTGTAGATATCTTGGTTTTAAAAGATATATTGAAGATTTTTCATTATTTTTCCTAACCTCATATTCATAATTTTCTACACTAACAACAGGATTAATATTTACTGCTTTGTTATTTGGATTTGGAATCGTAAAATTTTCATCTACAACTTTTCCTGCTGGTAAAATTAATCTACCCATAGAATCTTTAACTTCTGTTGTTTCATAATGGTGAGGTGCATTAATATTTTCTACACCATATTTACTTTCAGCATACTTATATAACTGATAATTTGATAAAGGCCATTCATCTCTTGCATTGATAATACCAGCAGTCATTAAAACAACCCAGTCAAGGGATGCACTTCCATAATATTCTTCGGCAACAGTGTCAGGTCTTGAACCCTCTGGAATTTTGTACTTATTGAAAAGAGTAAAAATATTTTGCAAGTCATCACGCAATTTATTTCTTCTGAATAAATTTTTAACTCTTAAATAATTTTGTGAAGAATTACTGTCTGAAAGAAATGATTGATAATCTAAATCTGGTAGCTCTCTAAAGTATCCCATTTTAGTAACCTACTCCTCCTATAAGATCCGCATCTCCATTATAATCTTGATCATATATTGGTTCAAGCTCTTTAAATCCAAGTTCCATCACCATAGATACTGGTGTTCCTCCTCCTTCTCCATTTGTTCCACCATAAGTAGCATATACACCTTCACCAGTATAGTTAACTGACATATCAGTAAGGGCACATTGTTTAAATGTGTGTAAAAAAGGATGTTTTTGAGTTCCCTTTTTGTATGTTAAATTAAAGACATTTGGAGTCTTTAGAAATATATTTTCACCTTCAGAAGATCCCAACTTTGGAGCCATGTTTCTTTTAAGTGTGTTAATAATTAACTTAACTTGTTTTGACTCTTCTGGACTTCTTGGAGTTAATTTAAATGAAAATTTAAATGATCTTAGATTTACACCATTGAATAAAAGTTCTACGTTTTGATTTAAAATCTGTCCTTCTTGTCTAGCAAAAACGGCATCTCTTGTCAATGAACCTCCAAGAGGTATATTTGCTGCTGCTGATGCTATTTGTGCTAAGAATATTTTTTTAAATGTATCTGCATTATTAGAAAGTGGTGCTGTTGATTGTGAAATGACACTACTAAAGTAATTTGAAATTTCTGATAATTTAGTTGGACCTGGAGTTGTCACTCCATTCATAACACCACCGTAAATCTGAGCAGTCAATCCATCAAGATTTCCAGCAGCAAAATCTACAGAATTTCCATCTTGGATATTAGAGGGGATTGGAAGTAAAATAGTACCTTTACCAGATTCTAATCTTGTAGTAGATAGTAAATCACTCGTTGTTCCTTTTACACTTTCAAAATTTTCAAATCTTCTTATTGACCCACCAGAAGCTAGACTACCACTCACACTTTCAACTGATTTGTATTCACTAACATCAATCTGTAAATAATCTGTTGTATCTGTCAATGCTTCATAAGGATATCTTAGTATTTGTGCCATTTATCCTTTTTTAAGTATTTAGAAACTTTGCATAAGGAATTTC